TCCTTTTCCTATGTATTGCCTTTGGTGTAGATATCATCACCGGATATATGGGTAAAGAATTTGTTGTAAACGAAATAGTATTTAATGGTTTCATGGTAATGGTTTTAGGTTCATTTGGTATCGCCTCTGTTGATAAGTGGATCAATAAGAAAAAGGATAACCCAAGCCCAGAGGATACAACCGAAGAATAACGTATATTAAACGAGTAATATCGGAGTCGCCTACTTATGTGACTCCGATTTTATCTCGCGAATATAAACAATATAACAAGTTATAAATGATATAAAATGATTGATGCAGATAAGATATTTGGTATGTTTGAGGAACCACAAGAAAGTGGCTTCCCAGGAACTGTTTATATCGATTTTAAAGATCATCCTGCCTATTGGTTAGGAATGTTTGAAAAAACAATTTTAAATTATCAAAATTATTGTATTAAACTATTATCTTTTTTTAAATTAGCTACACCGTCTCTGGATATTAGTGAGGTAGGGGAAGCTGGAGAGTATATAGTATACAATAGAGCTTTAGAGCATATAAGAGATTTTGATATAACAAATAAGAGTCATTTAGAGACCCTGGAGAATAGGGCTACAAAACGGTTAAGTGATATGTTACAAAAAAGTATTGAGTACTTTATATCAACAGAAGAGTATGAAAAATGTGCGTTTCTTAAACCAATTCAGGATCAAGTAGAACTTTTTTTAAAGTAAGCTTGGCCTCTCCATTTTTTCAGGTTATATTATAAATACGGGTTTAAAAGATAAAATAAACACAAATATGAAATACAGAGACACAGTAAGAAGACGATTGGCACAGATAGAAGGGAACATGGAGAAATTGAACATGGCTCTGAACATGGGTGGGACGAGAGAAGATTTCCAACAGATTATAAATGAGACTAGAGAGATAGCATCGGATGCTAGTGATTTTGTAGATCGTGAACCAATGACGCCGGATGAAATCAATCCACAATACGAAAGATAAAAATTTAAAAATTAAGTTATGAAATTAGAAGCAGAACAAATTATGTCTAACTGGGAAACGTTTCTAGGTTATATTGAAGAATATATCACTGGAGAACGTAAAGACCAATTATTGTCATTTTATAAACAATATGAAGACAGGTTTCAAATGATGCCTGCTGCTCACAAACCACAATATCATAATTGTTTTCCTGGAGGATATATTGATCACGTGAATCGTGTTATTCAATTGTCTCTGGAGATTAATGAGGTTTGGAAGAAGTTTGGAGTTAAAGATACATACACTACTGAAGAATTAGTATTCTCAGCGATTAATCACGATTTAGGTAAATTTGGTGATTTTGAACATCCAGCTTGCTTAGACAATGATAACGAATGGGAAATTAAAAACCGAGGAGAAGTTTATAAATTTAATGATGCTCTCCAGTATATGACTGTACCTGATAGAGGTATTTGGTTACTAACTCAATTAGGTATCAAAATGTCTACAAACGAAATGTTGGCTATTAAATTACATGATGGTTTATACGATCCAACAAATGAACCATATCTTAAAACATGGATGCCAGAAACTAAACCACGTACATCATTACTTCATATTTTACACCAGGCTGATTTTGCGGCTGCTAGAATTGAGTGGGAAGGAGAATGGTTAGAAAAATTTGGAAAGCCTAAGGCTAAAACAAATAATTTTGCTTTAGGAAAAGGTGAAAAGAAAGAACCAACTAAAGTTAAAGCTTTAGGTAGTGTTAAAAGTAATAGTTTAGCAAATTTATTAAATAATTTATAATGGTTATTGTAACAATATCAATTTTATCAGTACTGGTTTGTATTTTAGGATATTCAACTTGGAATCTCTTAAAAAAGAATGAAAAAGCAGAAGACATCATTACTAATTATGAAACGTATATGAATAAGTTTAGTGATGTATTAACCAAATCAGAACAAAAATTAAAAGAAGTAGACGCACGTGGTGCTTTTAGTAGTGATGATGAAATTGGTTTTTTCTTTAGAACAGTTCAAATTCTTCAAGAACAATTCAACCAATTTAGACTCAATCGCTAATGGAAAAGAAGCCAAAAAAATCAAATATATACTTTACACAAGAAACAGAGGATTCTATTGTGTTGTATAATAACACTCTAGATCCTGAAGAAAAAAGTAAAATATATGAACGCAAAATTCATTATGCTTTTTTCAAATTAACCGAAAATATTATCCACACATTCAAATTCTATTATACAGAAGTAGATAATATTGAGGATTTACAACATGAGATTATAACATTCTTATTATCTAAGATACATTTATATGATCAAAGTAAAGGTGCTAAAGCATATTCATATTTTGGCACAATTGTTAAACGTTATTTAATTATATCTAATACTAAGAATTATAAGAAACGAATTGATAAAGTACCTGTGTCTGAGTTAGAGACAGATGAAACTTATTCATATACATTAGATGATGATGGTCAACATAAAGATAGATTGTCTTATTTCATTGATGATTATGTTGATTATGTAACTGAGAATATTTATAATATTTTCCCTAAAGAAGATGATGCTAAAATAGCTGATGCAATTTTAGAATTGTTTAGAAAACGAGAAAATATAGATATTTTTAATAAAAAAGCACTTTACATTTATATTAGAGAAATTATAGATGCTAAAACTCCTAAGATTACTAAAATAGCTAATCAACTTTATGATATTTTTAAGGAGAATTATGCGTTTTATCTAGAAAACGGATATACAAACTTCTAAGTTTCATATTTATAATAAAATATTTATTATGAATGGTTTAGATTCCGTAGTTTTTAAAAATAAAAAATTTTCTGATATTTTAGAGGAGATCTATAATAATCAACAACATAAGCAAAGACAACTTACCTCTTTAATTTCAGAACTAAAACCATTAGTTACTGATATTGGCGACGCCACAATGATTGTTCCACTTATTAAAGAATATATGGAAATAAGTGTTAAAAATGATGAACAATTAATTAAGATGGCTACAATTATCCAGAGAATATTTCAAACTGCTAGTACATCTGGAGGAAATGATATTAATATTTCCGAAGAAGAAAAAGCACAGTTATTAGCTGAACTTGATAATATCAATAAAAATAAGTAATGGCTAAAAAAGTAATAGGTCAAACCGCTATACAAAACCAAATAGGTCCTTCAACTACTGGTCTATCAAGTGCTGTAGGTAGTATTAATTCTACACTTGAAGGTACTATTGTTGGAAGAGTTAAAAGTATTGTATTAGATGAATCTCATCCTAGATATGCTGAGTTAGGGTATTGGTCTGCTTTAGGTGCTATTGAACTTGAACAAGTATCTCCACCAGCTGATAATGTTGGAAATAATTATTTAGTTGCTTATCCATTTTATGGTAATATTAAACAACCACCATTAATAAATGAATTAGTATTATTAATGAGATTACCATCTAAAGTAGCTCAAGCTAAAGGTACTAGTACTCAATTATATTATTTCCCATCATTAAATGTTTGGAATCATAACCACGTTAATCCTTTACCTAAACCATCTAATGAAACTAAAACACAAAATCCTTTAGGGGTCAAATCATTAGATTTAGTAGAGGCTGGATCTCCAAGAAATGAATCATATGATATTCCAACTGAGGATATAACTTTAGGTAAAACTTTTATAGAAAAATCAAACATCAGACCACTTTTACCTTTTGAAGGTGATGTAATTATGGAAGGTAGATGGGGAAATAGTATTAGATTTAGTAGTACTGTCCCTAATTCATTTGTTCGTAATTCATGGTCTTTAACTGGTGATTTAGGTGATCCAATAACAATAATAAGAAACGGCCAATTTGAAGAAAGTTTAATGGCTAGTAATCCTATTATTGAAGATATAGAACGAGATCAATCATCAATATATTTAACTAGTAAACAAAGTTTACCATTAACTACTATAAATAGCGATTATGAAGGATATATAGATAACACACCTATAGCTCCTAATTTATATAATCAAAGACAAATAGCTATAAACTCAGGTAGATTATTATTTAATGCTATGGATGATCACTTATTATTAAGTGGTCAAAAATCTGTAGGTATTAATTCTAATGGATCTATTATTTTAAAATCGTCAGGTCCTATAAATTTATCATCAAGTAAAATTTACTTAGGTGGGAAAAATGCTAAAGAATCTGTATTATTAGGTGACACCACTGTTAGTTATTTGGAACAATTAATTAGTAGTTTAATAACATTAGTAACTCCATTAACTGAATTAAAAACTGTTGTACCTAGTGATAGTGTTGTTTTAAAAGATAATAGTGAAGTGCAAATAGCGTCTAAAAATACATTAGATATTTTGAATCTTATTCTTCAAAATACTAGTAAATTTAAATCTAAAATAGTTAAAACATCATAATGGCTATAAATGAACCTTTAAATACTAAAGATTTACTTCTAAAAGGAAGTAAAGGTATAAAAGTGTCTCAATTACAAGACGCGTTACTAGCCTATCCTAATAAATTTAGTATACCTGAAAGTTCAGCAATTAAAGCTTTAAGAGCAGGATTAACTGATTTTCCTAAATCAAAAGGATCATATGGTAATCTAACTGAAGCCGCGGTTAAGGATTTTCAAAATTATGTTAGGAATACATTAGATAAAACTATTTTAGTTGATGGTAAAGCTGGTCCTATAACATTACCTTTTTTATTAGGTCAACCTCCTCAACCATCACCTGATCAACCTAGTAATACTTATACTCCAATAACAGTAGCGGTAGCCTCAGGTAAAGGAGCATTTAAAACAATAACTGGGGTTATTAGAAACAAACAAACTCAACAACCATTAGCGAATGTTGATGTGTTTTTTAATCCAGATCCTAATAATAATACATTTGTTTATCAAACAGCACCCCCAAATAGTTCAGTTCAATCAACATCATCAATAGCTAAAACTAATAAAGATGGTAAATTTTCAATAGATGTAACTGAGTATTTAATTTTTTACGCGGGTGGTGTTTTACCTGATCCTAATTCAACTTTACAATTAAATAATACTCAATCTGTAAGTTTTTTAAATGTCGCTCCAGACTTAGCTTCAATACAGACTTTAGGTAATTTCACATCATTACCAAAAGAAAATCAAGATGAAGTTAGAAGTCATACAAGAATAACATTTGGAGAAGTTAGTGAATATGTTTTTGATAATTCTAAAAAATCAAAGAAAAATTCAAAAGGAGGAGTTAGTATTAACTACCAATATGTTGGACCTAACAAGGAAAATTATATTATTCCGTTTGATGCTCAAGGAAATTGGAAATTAAATTTAGGTGATATATATTTAACTCCATCTACAAGTGAAGAAAATCAATTATCTGTTATAAAAAATAAACAATTTACTAAAGAACAACGTGATAAAATATTAAAAAATCCAAAACTTAGAGATTTTTTATCTAAACTTATTGATGAATTAGCTGAGTTTTTAAAACAAAGACTCATATCATTAATTTTTGCTCAATTAAAACGTCTGGGGATTAATAACCCTGAGGAAATTATAGATACTCTTAAACAGTTTGATGCTTTATTAGTGGCTGAAGCTGAAAAAGCCTCATCACCTGCTGAAATTCAAAGACAAATTAAAGAAGCTAATGATAGGATTTTTATTTATCAAACTAATTTAGCAAATCCTTTTACTCCTGCTCCTTTGTTGGCAGAAAGTAACCAAAAAATTGAAGAAGAAAAGAAAAAAATTAAAGATTTAGAAGCTCAATTATCAGGACAACCTAATAATAACTTATATAATCCTTATACAAATACATCACCACCACCTCCACAAACATTGGGCGGAAATATTACTAATTCACTTAATAAACAAAACATATCAGCTCAAGAGGAATTAGGAATTACCGCAGCTAAAGGTATTAAACAAAATTCAGATCAATTAAAAAATAAAAACACTCAAAAAGCAGTATCTGAAAAATTATTAATATTAATATCTAGAAATTTATTATTAATAAAACCAAAATGTCCACCAGATGATGTATTATCAGATATTATTAAAATACGAAATAGTCTAACCAGACAATTAAATAATAACAATAAAGTATTATTAAATGTTCAAAAATCTATATCTGTTTTTAATAAAGCTATAACAACATTTCAACAGGCTAAATTAGCATTGTTAGCTGCTTTAGCAGCAGCTCCTGCTCCTGCTGCTACTTTAACTTCAGGTATTATTAGTGCGGCTCAAGATGCTAAACAATTAGCTTTAGATAAGTTTAATAATCAAATATTAAAAGTAAAAGCTAAAATTGAACCTTTAGAGAAAAAACTATTAAATTTATTATTAGTTTTAGATAAAGTTCTTTTAATATTAGCTTTATTAGATGCTTTTATTCAATTGTGTGCTCAAGATAATAATATTCCTTTGGAACAAGTAAGTCAAGATATTATTAACGCTACACAAGAAGCAGGTTTAAATGGTAATGGTATTGTATCTGGAACCGGAGAAATAGCTCCAGGTGTGTCTAATAATTATAAAGGATTTATTTTAGAAATAGCTGAAGAACAAACAAACGATAAATACAAAAGAAGATTTGCTCAAGCAAAAAATATACAAGGTATTGTTGTTTTAAAAGGGGCTCCCTCTTTTAGTTCTAATGCTCAAATATTAGTAGATGAAATAAAATTCTTAATAGACTTAAATAATTTAAGAGCTGATTAATCAAATATTTATAAACAATGAAAGCAACTGATTTTAAAAAATTTATTAAAAACGCAGTAAAAGAAGCAATTCAAGAAGAATTGAAGGATATTTTATTGGAAGCTGTTCGTTCTCCTAAAACAATTGTTAATGAAACTTACACTCCCACCCCAACCTATACACAACAACCAAAATCAAACTTATCTGAATCAGAAAAACGAGATATGTTTAGAAATATGATTGGAGATATGGCTAGAGGAGCAGATACAATTTCAATGACAACAGATAATATTCCTTTTAGACCAACATCTACTAATACAGCAGCTGAAGGTTCATCTTTACCTCCTGGTGAAGTTAGTTTAGATCAAATAATGGGCTTAATGAAATAATGGCATTCGGAGCACAAAAAATATTCCCTATTGATATTAAAGCAAGATATGCTGTGGGGGTAAATTTACCTTTTAGTTCTCCAAGTGTTTTTACACCTAATTATTTAACTAAGGATGCTATAAAAAATAATTTAATAAATTTTTTCTTAACAGAACCTGGAGAACGATTTTTAAATCCTAATTTTGGTTCAGGTTTAAGATCATTTGTATTTGAACAAATAACAGAAGATAATATGAATCTTATTGAAGATAAAATTAGAAATGATTTATCCATATATTTTCCTTCAGTTATACCTCAAAATATTATAGTTTATGATGATCAAACATTACAAGCTATAATAACCCAAATAAGTTACAATGTGAAAGACACAGCTATAAATGACACCATAACTCTACAATTCGATATCAATGGCCAGTAATAAAGATATAAGGTATATTAATAAAGATTTTAATGATTTTAAACAGTCATTAATAAATTATGCCAAAACATATTTCCCAACATCATATAATGATTTTAGTCCTACATCACCTGGAATGATGTTTATTGAAATGTCTTCATATATTGGAGATGTTTTATCTTTTTATTTGGATAATCAAATTCAAGAAACATTTTTACAAAATGCTAGAGAACCAAGAAATTTATATGAGTTAGCTTATATGTTTGGTTATAAACCTAAAGTTACAACAGTAGCTACAACAACTATTGATTTCTATCAAACAGTTCCTTCAATTTTAAATGGGGGTGTTTATATACCTGATTACAGATATGGTTTATTGATTGAAACTGGTTCTGAATTAGTAGCAAATGTTGGAACTGGATCTGTATCTTATTTAGTTGAGGATAAAGTAGATTTTACTGTATCTGGTTCATCTGATCCAACTACTATATCTGTATATACTGTATCAAGCAATTCTCCTACTAGATTTTTATTGAAAAAATCAAGACAAGCTATCTCAGCTACAATTAATACAAAAACGTTTACTATAGGAGCACCAGTTGATTTTTATACAGCAACTATAAATGATTCTAACATTATTAAAGTGTTAGATATAACAGATTCTAATGGAAATATATGGTATGAAGTTGATTATTTAGCTCAAGATACTATTTATGATTCAATTAAAAATACAAATATTAATGATCCTTATAATAATGTTGATTCAAGTGATACACCGTATTTACTTCAATTAAAACAAATTCAAAGAAGATTTACAACTAGAGTTATTGATACTGGTTCATTACAAATTCAATTTGGAGCAGG